AGTACGCCTGCGACCTTGATGGCCTTCTCGACGCCGGTCTTCTGGGCCAATGAGCACCTTCTTTCCACGAGAAAGGGCCACCCCGAAGGGCGGCCCCTGGCTGATGCTGGGGGGTGGGTCAGGACTTAACCCATGGGCCGACGCGCCTGGACACGATGAACGCGGGGATGCTCGGGTGGAGCCTGTCGAACCCGGCGAGACAGACGATCGCCGCAGGCTCAGACCCGAAGACGCCGATGACCTCTCCGTCTTCGAGGATCACGGCCCACTCGGTCGCCATGTTGTCCACGATCAGGTGAAGTTCCACGTTGTCGGCGAAAAGCCGACCGGCCTGCGTGAACGCGTCTTCAATGAGGCTTGCCATTAGGCGGCCTTTCCGTAGTTGAAACCCTGGTCGTACACGTAGAACGCTTCACGGATTCGGGCTGACTCTCCGTATAGGCCGCGCGGGTTGTGCTTTGCGATGATGGCTAGCCGTTTCACGGCCGCCGGGTACGCGGGGTATTGCTTGTATGCGTCGATAGAGGCCAAGGCCGCTTCGAGCGTGTATCCCATGCCTTACCTCCGGGGGGTGGTGACTGGCTGGCGAAAAGAACTGTAGCACCCTTGACATGTCGTCTGTCAAGGATGAAACAGAGGGTCTTCGGAGGGGTGCCGGGGGTGGCTCCAAAGGGGTCTCCTCGCGGTCCGCGTTTCTGGAGCGGTTTCGTTCGCCGATCTCAGGGCCATGTTTTGGGGCCCGTTTCCGGGGCCGTTTTGGGGCCCGTTTTCGAGCCCATTTCTGAGCCCGTTTTTAGGCCCATTCCTGGGGCTGGCGGCATCCGGCCTGTAGCACCAGGTGCCGACCGGCGAGCCCGGGTCCCAGAGTGGCGTTGCGGGCCGGATCGTGGCCCGCGTGGTGACGCCGTCGCAGTGGCGTTGATCTGGGGCGACGGCTCCGCGGGCTGCTTTACAGCTCGTGGCCGGCGGAGCTTCCGCATGTTCGTGGACGAACCGCGGCGCGTGCTTTACAGCTTCCGGCCGGCACAGGGCGCGCGTGCGGCAGCTCGGTTACGCGCATGTCGTTCGCGAAGAGGGCGCCAGGTGTTCCCGGCGTGCCGAGGGGAGACAGGTCGAAGCCGCTCTGACCGGCGCGACCGCGTCGGCTGTAGGCCGCTGGCCGCTGATCCTACTCAGTGAAAAATGTTCGGCTTGCTCTCTTGCGTCGGCGCGCAGGCGCGCGGGCGACAAACTGCCCCGCGGTCCGGCCTGTCGGGTCTCGCCATGATCTGACCGGCTATGCGCGTCATTGTCATGGATGTCCGTTTCAGGGCATAGCTGTGGCTACGTAGGGGGGACGGAAAGCAATTTCGGGAGGTCCTTACAACAGCGAGTTTCGGGGCCTTCCGGTACCGCATCCGACCAGCATCGCACTCCAATAATCGCAGGTCAAACCCTGTTCTGTTGCGTCCTTGACACGCTTTAAAGCGATCGGGCATCGTCTTGCCTCGCCAGCAAGACACCGAACACCGGCCCGAACGAAAGGAACGCACATGCCTAGCGCATACAAGACTCGTGAGGCTTGGTTGCACGCGGCACGAAAGCTCATGATGCGCCGCTTTGAGGCTGCCGGGGTCGAAGTGCCTACCGACGTCCATATCAGCGTCGGTTTCAAGCCCGGTGGCGGTCCGGAATCGGCAAAGGTCATGGGGTGCTGCTATGTGCGGCTCGCCTCTTCCGGCAACGTGAACGAGATTTTCGTCTCTCCCGAGTGGGACAATCCCGCTGACGTGCTGGAAACCCTGGCGCATGAGCTGATTCACGCTGCGTCGGATTGCCAGGATGGGCACGGCCCCGGTTTCAAGCGGGATGCCCTGGCGTTCGGTTTCCTGTCGCCGATGACGTCCACCCCTGCCAGCGATGAGCTGAAGCTCTTTCTCCGCATGGTCGCGGCCACCCTTGGCCCATTCCCGCACTCTGCTACTCGCATCATGGCGCTCAAGCGGCGTCCGAAGAATGACCCGGTGAAGCCGGACGGGAACGCGTCGGCTGATGGTGACGGCGGAAAGCAGCATTCCGGCCGTCCGAAGCAGAATACGGCGATGCTCAAGCTTGAGTGCATTAATCCGACGTGCGGTTTCATCGCACGTGCCACGGCGAAAAACCTCGACCTCGGCATGCCGATATGCGCATGCGGCACGCCCCTCTCGTCTCCGCAGTACGCGGATGCTCTGGCCGAACGGTGGTATGCGCCGCACCCGTACTACGGCGGGCAGCCGCGCCCGGATTACTTGGTTGAGGCAGAAGTGCGCTCGATGGAAGAGGGATTGGTCAAGCGTCGCGAGTGGTCGCGTGCACGCGGTTTCCTTCCGGCCGTCGCTACGGCCGTCGCCACGGTTGCCACGGCTGCCGCTGAGAGCGTCGCTAAGCGCGTCCGTAAGCCAGTCGCGCGGAAAGCTCCGGCCGTCCGTGCCAAGGCTCCGGCCGTCAAGCGGGAGGCCGCTCCGGCGCCCGTCAAGCGCCACCCGAAAGCGGCACGGCTGTATGTCGAGAAGGCACCGGAAGCTGAGGGTGAATGGTTCCGCGTAGGTGCCGCGTATGGTGCGCGCTCCGAATACAGGGTTATCAACCGGTTCCGGACTGAGGCAGAAGCGCAGGCATGGAAGTCTGCGCACGACGGTTTGCTGTATGACGCTAGCGGTTTCCTCGGCGGCGACCGTCTTATGCATGACGTTCCCCTGCTAACCCGCACTACCCGTATCGACCTCGCGACCGGCGAAATTGTCTCTGACACATCGCAGACTGTCAGCGACCCGGTGATGGTTTTCATGGGGCACAAGACCCCTTGTGACGTCATCCCGTCCGGGAAGGCGCCTTACGCCACTCACAACGGGGTGCGGGTCAGCGTTGTTCGCACGTCCGGTCATGACATCGCGGGCGTTGAGCAGTCGCACCGCGATTCGGTTGAGGTCGCGCGGGAAGAGGTCGCGCGAACCGCGTACGCGGCTGCCGGTAACGAGTACATCGCCCGGAATCCCATTCCTACGCGCGTCCAGTGGATGACGCGACCGGCAGACCTCACAAAGCCGTTCCCTAAGCCTCGCCACACTCGCGAACTGTTCGCACCGGAGCCGTTCGGGCTCGGCGACTGGATCGAGTGGGAAGAGAACGGCGTCACCCGCGAGGGTCAAGTCTGGGGCGAATCCACGGACCGTGGTTACTGGTGGGTTGCGACCACTGGCCTTAACGGCGCGCCTAACCACGTCTCGACCCTCTACTACCCGAAAGCGTCCGCGCGGACGGCGCAGACTGCCCCGGTTATCCGTTGGGTCGAGACCAAGGAACCGGCGTCTAAGTTCGGCACAGCGCAGCGGATTGTGCACGACTTCCCCGCACGTCGGAAGACCTCGGAAGCCGTACAGCCGGAACTGATCGCAGCGTAGGCAACGCGTAGGGGAGCGGGGGCGCAGGGGGCGCCCCCTCCTTGCTGTTGCATCCTTGACGCGACGCTTTAAAGCGTGCCACTCTTGGACCCGCCAGCAAGACACCCGCACTAACCGGAAGGCAAGACCGTGAGCATTCGTAACGGCAGCTATCGCCCGAACGTTAAGGGCGCCACCTCGTGGCGGACGGCTCGCCCGTTGTACGTCGGTAACGACGCGGTGAGCGTTGACGTCTATCCGTGGGAGGGTGGCCATTGGATGACGATTTTCATTGGTTGCTCGCACAAGGCTTTTGAGGGTCCGATGCCCGCCAGCATCGAAAGCCACGATGACTTTTACGCGTTCATTCACGAGAGCGTTGAGGCGTTCGCCGCAGCGGCAGAGAACAGCCCGGAAGAGGTTGAGGACAGCGCCGGTTGCGACGTCCCGTTCTGCATTCTCGACCGTGGGCACGTCGCGACGCTTGAGCAGTCGGAAGACAGGCACATAGACGCCACCGGAACCGTGTTCACCCGTTCCGGCGAGATCATCCACACCTATCACGACGCGCTGACGGACTAAGGGGGATTCCAGTGGGCGAGTATCAGACCCGTTTCGGGTACATCTACGCGACGTTCACCACCATCGGGCAGGCGCCCCATGAGGCAGCCGTAAGCGTCTACATAGACGACGCGACGCGTCGCCCGCACACCTGGGGCACGTTCCGTGTCGCACTGGCGGACCAGACCCCGGAAGCGCTCCGCCTGGCTTTGCGGACTGCCACTGAGCGCATGGGCCGGGAATACGGCGTGGCGGGCATGACGTGGAACCCCTCCTATGAGGGATACCGGGGTGTGCAGTGGTATCCGGACACCCGTCGCCCGGTGAACGGTCGAGTCCTGCCGGATAGCATCGCCGTTCCGGCCGTCCGGCGCCCGGCTCACGCTAAGGCGGCTGCGTAATGGCATGGGTCGCATTCTTCGCAGTGGTCGCGCTCGGGTTCTACGGGACGCGAGCAAAGGTCAAGGACGCGGAGCGGGTCACAGCTCAAGAGCGGGCACGCGAGCAAGCGGCTAAGTACGCGGAAGCGCGGGCACTCAAGGAAGCGGCAGAGATCAGGGCTAGCCTTCCGGCGCCCCGCCGGGGCCGACCACGGAAGACCACAACCCCATAGCCAGCAACAGAAAGACCCTCTCCGGAGGGTCTTTTTTCATGCCCTGACACAGGCGAGTACAGAAACGGCCTGAGAGCGATTCTAAGCCTCGGCCGGCCTGGGGTTGCTTGTCCGGGTACCAAAGGCATGAGAAAAGCCCCTCACGGGGCCGTGAGGGGCCTTCCTGGGGGTGTTCTATCTACCGCCCGAACGCAGCCAACATGAAATGAGGCGTCGCCGAAGTCGGCTCGATCGCAAACCCGATCGGCAACGCACCGTTGAGCGCAGCCATGCCGCGCGTAGCGGCTACGTCATAGGCCCGTAGCGCGGACTCCGTGCTGACGTAGTACGTAGTGACCAGGCGCCCGTCAGAAACCGCCGTAGCGTGTCCCTCGACCTCTTCCGGCCCGTTCTCCGCATCCACGTTCCACACGATCGTTACGGCGTAGTCAGTCATGCCGCCATGGTGCCACAAACGCAGAAAGGACCACCCCCGGTTAGGGGTGGTCCTCACGCGCGCTTTAAAGCGCGTTCACAGCTCCGAGAAGTCGATCCCGAACAGCGCTAGCCAGTGGCTAACCCATAGAAGCTCTTGCACGCTTCTCGGGTACGGGTGACGCATGTTCGGCCGGTGGTGACCGGCCGGGAGATCCCGCCACCTATCGGCAGGCACCCATGCCACCCGAACCCACGTGGTGACACTGCCAGGCTTACGCCCCTCCGCATACTCAACGTTCACCTTGAACCCCTGCGCAGCGGCTATCTCGCAGAGGCGATCAACGAATGCGGGAATCTCGACTAGTCCGCCGGTCACGCGGTCACATCCGAACAACGCGAACAGACGTGACCGTACGAACATGCGCGCCGTTCCTCGCGGAGCACTTCCGCGTACACGTCCGCAGCGCGCGCAGCGTCCGCTATCTCATCCGCCGAATACACGTCCGGATAGTCGGCCGCCCGTAGGCAATCCCAGCGGTTAGTACAGAGGGTCAGCTCCGAAAGCCGGATAGTGGCAACGGTCCGCCGTGCCCATTCCTCACGCCCGCTACCCATCATGCTCCCCACTTGTGCCAAGACGCGGTTTCATCGAATGCCAGGGGTTGAGCCATCACCGTTACCGAACCGCTCATCCGCGTAAGGCGAATGAACAGATAGTCGGTCCCGTTGATCCGCCGGGTATGGGTCTCAATCAGCGTCCCGTTTGGGTGGCGTCGCGTCTTCTCATCCTGGCGTTCGCTGATTTCCAGCCGTGAAGTGTTCACGAGCAGTCGCCGCCCTTGAAACCGAAGACGTTGCCGAAGAAACCCGTTTCGCCCCTGGTCTCATACCCGATGCACTTACCGTGCCCCAGGTCGACGACCACACCCGCGTTGCTGGGCTTCTGTCCGTGCCACGTGCTGTAGCCGTACGTAAACCAGTGCCAGTGATGCACGCCGTGTGTGTGAAGCACGTGCAACAGGACCATGAGCGCGTGATGCCAAGACATCGTGTGTGCCTTCCGTGTGTGTGGTCCGGCGCCCTGGTCGGGGCGGCCGGTCTTGCTGGCAAGGCACATGTCTAGGGCCACCGGGCAAGGCGTGTCAATGATGTAACAGCCGGAAGGCAATGAGACGCACGTCACATTCACTAGGTAGACCAATCAGCTATCCAAGCCGAGGCCGGCTGAGGCATAACACCAGGTCAGGGGGCACCTTCAACCCCCTGGGGTTACTAGACCACACCCATACACCCGTCGCCAGACGCGGCCAATCGGCCGCCGGGCAACAGTGGGCAAGTAGCTATGTCCTAATCACCCACCTTTGCCCTACTCCAAATGTCCGATTCACTCATATTGATAACGGAATTGACGGGTCCTTGCGCATAGGGGGTGTCAAAAGGCTATTGTACACATACTGCAAGACCCACGCGGCTTTATTTTTTTCGCCGCAGGTTAGGCGGGGTTTGGTGGCATGGCACAACAGAAGGGCCCTCCCTGGGGAGGAGGGCCGTTTTCGCAGCTCTCCGGCCCAGGGAGGGCCGCTGGCTCGATGATGACACGACCTAGTATCACGTGTCAATGACGCATCAGTGTGTGATGGACGTCACACGGACCTCGGTGTCACTAGGGTCAGCCGGTGACCCTTGTTTATTAAGTGAGGGGGTAAGGGGGAGGAGCGAAGCGACGACCCCGCAACCCCCGAACAACAAGACCTCTACGTCTTAGGCCCCTCCAGGGGCCTTATGACTCTGGTTAGTTAAGAGCGCCCCTCGGCGCTCTATAAGTAACTAACTAAGGGCGCCCTGAGGCGCCCTATAAGTAGAAGATAGTTAGCCTTTCACGGCTGATACAACCTCCGGCCGTTAGGGGTTTCGCTTTGCCACGGTCGATGTGCCGCCGTTGTCGGCGGCTAGTACCTTTAGGTGTTCCCTTTTGCTGGGAACATAAGGCGGCCGATAGGTATTCGGCCGCATGGGCGGTTAACAGTCGAGCCGCTAGAGCGGCTAACCCGTTCTGCGTCAAGTGTGGGTCTGTCTTTGATCTCACGGCTGACCACATTGTTCCGCGCTCGCGCGGCGGATCAGACGAACTCCACAACATTCAGGTTCTCTGTCGATCCTGCAACTCGCGTAAGCACAACCGATGAGGGGGTGACTTCTCATGCCGGGGCCTCTCCCGAAACCGACTCACCTAAAAATCCTGACCGGGAATCCGGGTAAGCGGCCCCTACCTGAGAACGAACCTCAACCGACCAAGGGCGAACCGTCTCCGCCGGACTGGCTTGAGGGCGAAGCGCTGGAGGAGTGGCGGCGCGTCGTGCCCGAGCTGGCCGCGCTCGGCCTGACTGCTTTGGTGGACCGGGCCCCGCTCGTCGTGTACTGCCAGGCGTGGGCGTCTTACGTTTCCGCTTCGCGTCAGCTCGCGGAACAGGGGCCGACTTCGACCGGCCGGAACGGGGAGATGGTCAAGCATCCGGCCGCCCAGATCGCTCGGGACTCGGCCGACCTGATGAACAAGTACGGCCAACAGTTCGGCTTCACGCCCGCCTCACGGGCGCGTCTGTCGCTCCCCGAGAAAGACGACGGGCCAGACATTCAGGCACTCATCAGTGCCTAGCGTTCCGCGGAGCGCTTTAAAGCTTCCGGCCGGCGCGGGGGGCTGGCCGGGGGACTGCGGTTGAGGCCAGGGGTTGAGTCCTGCTCCCCCTGACCTCCCGCTCACTCTGCACCTACCTGTACCGAACATAGAACGTGTACATGAACCCGACCGTGCATATTAAGCAGCAGAGGCGTCCGGTTTTGCCGTTGTCGTCCAAGGCAGACCGGAAGATCTCGCTTAGTGCTGCTGACAGTTTCTCCCACACGCTGATACACCTCCCTCGGCGTGAGGATTTCCGTAATTCGCGGCCGATCAGTAGGGATCGTTCCAGCCGATCAGTAGGGATCGTTCGTTCTTCAACCTTCTGCTCCGGCGAGTTTGCCGTCAGGGCCTGTGTCGGTCGAATGGGGGCTGGTGCACCCAGTATGCCCTCGTTATCAACCTGTTACCAGTGGCAGTGGGGGGTCAGTGGTGGGAAAATATGTCCCTACGCGAACGCCGCGCGTTCCTAGAGTTCCTAGTGTTCATCGCGTGGCCCGTGTGGGCCGGGTCCGGCCGCCTCGGCAGCCGCATCACCCGCATTCGCCCGGCTCGGTTGTCCATCGACATCCGCACCAGGGCAACCACAATCCGCGCCCTGGGGCGCATGTCCATCACCATGTGGCAAAGGGCGGCCACCACCATCACGCGGGCGTGCATGAACACCATCACGTCGCGCCTGGCCAGCATCACCACCACGCAGGAGTTCACGAACACCACCACGTGAAGCCTGGCGGGCACCATCACCACGCCGGGGTGCATGAGCATCACCACGTGGCGAAGGGTCATCACCACCCCCACAAGGGCAGTCACGGGCATCGGCGCCACCACCACGTTCACAGGCGGCACGGCTACCACCATCGCCGCCGCTTCCACGGCTAAGCCGGCCGAGTGCTGTAAAGCGCCTACTGTTTCATCCTTGACGAATGATCTGTCAAGGGTGCTACAGTCGCAGCCCAGACAACGGAACGCCCCGGCGGGTGCTGGTAACACCCCCGGGGCCTGGCTTGATGGAGCTGCACTCCACATGCGCATTCAGCGTACCCCGCAAGTAGCTTTCTTCACCATCGTCCCGAATGCTTCGGCGCGTGACCACGGCCTGTCCTTCACGGCTCGGGGCATCCTGACTTACCTACTGTCGCTGCCGTCCGGCCGCTCCGAGACGGTTATCAGCCTGTCTGAGAAGTCGGTGGAGGGCCGCAAGGCCGTGTCTGCCGCGATGGCGGAGCTTGAGGCGCGCGGGTACCTGGCGCGTAAGCGCGTCAAGGGCGAGCACGGCACGATCACCACTGAGATTGTCGTCTTCGACGTACGGGACGGTGCATCTTCCCAGGTCGCGCCGATCGACACTCCAGTGCCGATCGGTGGACCGGTCGCCGGTTCGTCGGTCGATAACCCCATAGAAGATCAGGTAGAAAACACCCCCCTCCCTGCCCCCGTGGTGGCTCCGGTTCTCGTCGAGTCGGCCCCGGAGGGGCGGGCGGGAGGTGAGATATCTCGATCGGAAAACCTCCTCAACGAGGTGGCCCGGTCTGACCGCCGTCTGCACCTGTCCGCGAAGGACGTCCGGCGCCTGGCGCCGTTGGTCGAGGCCTGGTTCGAGCGGGGCGCGGACAAGCGCCTGATCTCCGAGACGCTGACTGTGGGCCTCCCGGAGCGCGTTCAGCACCCGGCCGGGCTGCTGCGGAAGCGCCTCGAAGAGAAGATGCCCACGGCACCCCTCACGGCCCCTGTGGCCGCCGCTCCGACCGTCCGCCACGAGTGCGATGACTGCGGCCTTCCCGTGGTCTCTGCGGGCCTCTGCAAGGCGTGCGTGGGCTCGACTCCGGCTCCTGTTGTCCCCGGCTCCCGTTCGTGGCGTGACATGGCCCTTAGCTTCGGTGTGGGAGCCCTTCCCGTAGCTGCGTAGCGGTTCCACCCACCTCCGTCGACCAACCGCGGAGCGCTTTACAGCGCTCCGCCGGCCTGCCGTGAGGGGGTGAGGATGCTTCTCGCCCCCCATGCCCCGGACAACGCCGCACCCGGCACCTTCACGTGGGACCAGGCCGCCGCTGACAAGGTGGTCGCGTTCTTCGAGCGCGTATTGGTCCACACCAAGGGCCGTTACGCGCGGACGCCGTTCCTCCTGGAGGACTGGCAGAAGACCGATATCGTCGCGCCGATCTTCGGCACGCAGGCCTATGACGAGCAGTACGACGAGTACGTACGTCAGTACCGGGTTGCCTGGATCGAGCTTGCCCGCAAGAACGGCAAATCCGAGTTGGCGTCAGGGTTCGCGCTGTATGGCCTGGTGGCCGATGGCGAGGAATCCGCCGAGGTGTACTCCGTCGCGGCCGACCGCGACCAGGCTTCACTAGTTTTCGACGTGGCTAAGCGGATGGTCGAGCTTTCTCCCATCCTGTCTAAGCGGCTGACGATCGTTGCTTCTAAGAAGCGCATCATCGACCCGGCCACGAACTCTTTCTATGCGGTGCTCCCCGGAGATGCTTCCGGCGCCCTTGGCACTAACCCGAGCATGGTCCTTTTCGATGAGGTTCTGACTCAGAAGGACCGGCATCTCTGGGATGCGATGCGCCAGGGCTTCGGTACTCGGCGTCAGCCGATTCTGATTGCTACCACGACGGCCGCGTACACGTCGGCCCGCTTCGCATTGGAGGAGCACGAGTATGGAGAATCCCTCCTCGAAAACCCTGCTGCCGACCCTGCCCGGTTCGTGTACTTGCGAAATACACCGCGAGATTGGAACTGGCGAGATGAAGGCCAGCCCGCCGATCCCGAGCGGGGAATCCCCGCAACCGGATGGTACGCAGCTAACCCCGCCCTCGGTTCCTTCCTGAACATCAGCAACCTGCGAGCTGAAGCGACTGAAGCTGAAGCGAAGCCGAGCGCTGAGAACGCATTCCGTGTCTTCCGCCTGAACCAGTGGACAAGCCAGGCTGAACGCTGGCTCGACATGCAGACGTGGGACCGCAACGGCGGCGAACCGGTCTTGCGTGAGCAACTGGCGGGCCGCTGCTGCTATGCCGGGCTCGACCTGGCCAGCGTTTCCGACTTCACGGCGTGGGTTCTGCTTTTCCCCGGCTCACCGGAGGACCCCGAAGCCGAGGGCTTCACTGTGCTGCCGCGTTTCTGGCTGCCATCGAAGGCACTTAAGGCTCGTGGCGTCCAGCGCACAACGCTTGAGTACTGGCGTGACATGGGCTGGCTGACAATTACCGATGGCGACGTTACGGACTACCGCGTTGTCAAGGAAGGCATCAGCCAGGATGCCGAAGACTTCTGTATTGACCTCTTCGGCTATGACCCGTGGAACGCGACCAACCTGGTTACCGAGCTTGAAGACGGCGGATTAGAGGGCGTTAAGGCCCCCCAGACGTCTGCGCGAATGACCGACCCGTGCAAGTGGATGGAAACCCTCTTGGCTGAGGGAGTCCTTAGGCACGGCGGTAATCCCATTCTCCGCTGGATGGCGGACAATGTCGAAGTTCAGTACACGGCGGATGGCCTGTTTAAGCCGTCAAAATCCAAGTCCGGCGACAAGATCGACGGGATTTCGGCGCTTTTGAACGCGCTTTTTGTTGCTTTCACTGAGGATGATGCGGACGTGGGCTTTATCAGCCTCTCCGATGACTAGGGGGGTGTGCTGGTGAAGCGTCGCGCGGTTGTGCTTGAGATCGCGTCTTGGCTGGTCGAGGCCGCAGGCGTGGGGGTGGTCGGCTACGGGGGAAGCCTGGTCTACCGGCCGTTTGGCTGGATTCTGGCGGGACTCTTCCTGATCCTGGTTGGCCTTGCCCTCGCCAAGGCGGGCGCGAAGGAACCGGAGCGGGGGCCTGAGTACCGGTGAGCCTTCTCTCTCGAATCGAGAAGCGGGCCGGTGGCCTTTCGTGGCTGTCGTCGCAACCTCCTGTTGACTGGGTGCGAAACGCTTTCCTCGCAAACGATCCCGTCTATTCGGGCAAGCAAGTCAACGAGCAAACCGCCATGCAGGTGTCGGCGGTCTACTACTGCGTTGGCCTCATCTGCGACGCTATCGCGTCCCTGCCGATCGAGGTCTTCAAGGAATACCCGGACGGCACCACGGCCTTTGTGCGCACCCCGACATGGCTGCGCAAGCCCAATTACCGCATGACCCCGTTCGACTTCTGGCAGCGGGTAGTCATGTCGCTTCTGGTGGCCGGTAACGCCTACATCTACACCCTGCGCAACGGAAACGGCGATGTGGTCGAGCTGTGGCCCATTCACCCGTCGTGGGTGTACCCGTTCCCGAAGCAGGGGAGTACGGACGTTCTCTACGACGTGAACGGCGTGGAGATGGATCAGACGGAGATTCTTCACATCCCCGCGCTGTCGATGCCCGGCTACCTCACGGGCCTTAGCCCGCTTGAAGCGGCCCGGCAAGCTATCGGCATCTCGATGGTGACGGAAGAGTTCGGAGCCCGGTTCTTCTCCCAGGGCGCTTACATGTCCGGCATCATCCAGCACCCCGGCAAGGCGACCAAGGAAGAGGCGTTGCGCCTCAAAGAGGATTTCGTCAAGAAGCATCAGGGAGTGGCCAACAGTCACGCGGTCGGCGTTCTGACCGGCGGTGCCTCATGGCACCCGATCACCATCACGCCCGAGCAATCCCAGTTCCTTCAGACACGCAACTTTACGAAGGCCGATATCGCGCTGTTCTACCGGGTGCCCGCCTATCGCGTTGATCCGGCGGTTACGTCGTCCTGGGGCCGTGGCGTCGAAGAACAGAACTACAGCATGGCTCAGGACACGCTGATGCCGTGGGCGGCCCGTATCGAACAAGCCATATCCACGTTCCTGCTTCCGGGTTTCCAGACGATGAAGTTCAACATGGATGCTCGCCTGCGGGCGAAGCTTTCGGAGCGTTACCAGGCTCACGCGCTGGCCATTCAGAACGGCATGAAGTCGCCGGACGAGGTCCGCGCTGAAGAGGGCATGCCGCCGATTCCGAACGGCGACGGTGACAAGTGGTATCGCCCGGCGAACATCATCGGCATTGATGAGGATCTGCCGACCGTGGGCGACTGGAAGAAGATTCCCGGCCAGGTGGACGGGGGCGAGCTTTACAGCCCCCCGCCGGCCCCGGACCCGACAGCGCCGACAGAGCCAGACGCAGACGACGAGAACGGGGGGAAGAAGTCGTGACGTTGCTCGAACGTCGGTCGGTTGACACCGCTTTTGACATCACCAGCTCCGGGAGCGGGTTTCGCTTCACCGGCTACGCCGCGAAGTTCGCCACGAGGTCACACGACCTCGGCGGGTTCGTGGAGACGATCCGATCGGGCGCGTTCGGTCGCGCCATCCGTGAGGGCCAGGACGTGAGGGCGCTCATCAACCACGACCCTGCGTTCATCCTGGGGCGTACCGCGTCAGGGACGCTGAAGCTCGCCGAAGACTCGACCGGCCTCCACTACGAGGTGGACGCGCCGGACACCAGTTACGCGCGGGACCTGGCGGAGTCGATGCAGCGCGGCGACGTGACTCAATCCTCGTTTGGGTTCCGCGTCCGTGAGGACGACTGGCAGCGCGAAGGACGGGGCCGACTGCGGACCCTGATCGACGTTGACCTACTCGACGTCTCGCCGGTCACGTACCCCGCGTACGAGGACACCGAGAGCGGGGTAACCGCGGCGCGTGCTTTACAGCTCGCGGCCGGCGCGCACGGCTGGGACCTGTCTGACGAGCTGCATGTCTGGGACATGACGGGTTCGTGGAACCCGCTGCCGCCGGAAGACGACGACGTACTTCGGACCGCGCTTCGCGCGATTCGGCTTAGGGGCCGTGCCTTCTAGGCCAGCTCCAAACACACACAGAGGCTCAC